GATATTCAATCAAGGTCAAGCAGCAACTTCGGTGGTAACAAAATGAAAACAGACACACTATTAAAGATATACAAAGTAGTTAAGGTTAAACCCAAACCCAAGTATCCACCAGTTCGTAAACACTACAACATACATTTATTTGGTTAATCATGAATTTTATTGAACAGTTAGAGACAAAGGTGGATTGGAATCGGGTATTTGGAGTTGTTGACTCTTTGTATTCAGATAAAGGATTCACATCAAATGCAGACAACTTTGCAAGGGCAACTATGGTAGAAAAAGCTTTAGACAAGTTTTCAGATATAGATAGAGTTGACCAAAATGGTTATGACTTTGAGTGGGAGGACAAGAAGATTGAACTCAAGATGGGTAAGAATCTTTTTTATAAAGTTAAAGACCCAAAAGCAACCAAAAAGTTTAAAGTTAAATCATTTTTAAGTGAAACAAAAACTGTAGAAGATTTCAGACAAATCAGCACATTTGATTGGTTACTTGTCATTGACCTTACAGCAAGAAGAGTTGTACTTGTTGAGGATGAACATGCAAGAAGTTTATATGAAGAAGGTGCTGATGGTGCTATGATAGCACTTAAAGAAGGAGATTACTATGAGTGTAATATTGGAGAAATAAATCCCATACTACCACCAATTAATCTATCATACTTATATCAACAAGCAGATCAACAATTTTTAAATTTCTAAAATGAGTGCAATAGTTTTAGTTACAGGAGGATTTGACCCAATACATACAGGTCACATCGCATATTTTAAAAATGCAAAAGAATTGAATCCAAATATACCATTATGTGTGGGATTAAATTCTGATGAGTGGTTGATTCGTAAGAAGGGAAAGTATTTCTTACCGATGTCAGAGAGAAGAGCAATCGTTAAAGAACTCAAACCAGTTGATTTGACAATTACATATGATGATACTGACGATTCATCTAACATGGCAATATACAAGTGTTTACAAATGTATGATAAAGTGATATTCTGTAATGGTGGAGATAGAGTTGACACTAATGTTCCAGAATATCTTAAATTCCAACAAAACGATAGAGTTATCTTTGAGTGGGGTGTTGGTGGAGATGATAAGATGAACAGCAGTAGTTGGATTCTAAATGAGTTTCTAAGAAGATGAGAGACACAATTTTGTATGGAGATTGTCGAGAGACACTCAAACAATTTGACGAGCAAGCAAGAACTTGCATCACATCCCCACCATATTACGGATTGCGTGACTATGGTGGAGAAGAAAACCAAATTGGTCAGGAACAAACACCTGATGAATTTATTGAACAATTAATTACAGTATTTAAGGAGGTTCGCAATGTGCTTAGAGATGATGGAACTTGTTGGGTTAATCTTGGCGACAGTTACTATAATTACAGACCTGGAAAAGGACAAGGATTGGTTAAA